GGCGGCGCCGCGAACGCAGGAACCGCCAATAGCAAGGCGATGACGAGCGAACGAATCATGCGCGGTCCCTTTCGTGAGATGGTTGCGGGGACCGTGAATCAGGTCGTCTTGAACCAAGTTTTCGTGATCAGTTCGAGCAGCCCCGACTGAACGAGGAACGCGAAAATCTCGCGCAGCCCGCCGACGCCCGCAGAGACGCCAACCTTCTCGACGACCTGTTGTTCGATGGTCTGAACATCATTGATCGCGGCGACCTCTTCCCAGTTGACTTCAACCGGGGCCGCCGACACGCCGAAATGCTCAATCACCATGTCGTACGCCTCACGGAATTCGAGCGCGCCGGCTTGCAGGTGATTGGTGAACTCGGGCGTTTTTGGGCCGAATTCGAGAACCTTCCGCAAGAACGCGGAATATTGAACGGCGATTTCCTGCATCGAATGCAGGGTGGTGTGATGACCTACGCCTTGAGAATTTGCCACGCGATAGCTCCCCTATGTTTTGCTGGGAGCCGGCGGCCCAAAAGATGGCGCGCGATTCACAGCATTAGTTGGCTGTAAAACGCGGCCCGAAGCCGCCCCAGGGAGGTAAGTGCCTGGGCACTGAACAACCGCAATGTATTAGCCGGCGGCGGGGTTCGTCAAGTCAAAAGCCCCGTACAGCCTTACGACTCCATCCACTTCGCGCATTTCAAGGCGCTTGATTCTGTAGCAATGAGGGCAGCGAACGCCCACATGCTTCTTGCGGCCAACCAAGTCGCTGGCTTTTGTTTTCGCCACCGCCTGCCTGACTGCCTTGTGTCCCCGGTCGCTTCCGTTTGCCATTATGAAATCCTCCCTGCCAAATCCCTCGTTCCCTCAGCCCAACTGGCTACTTGCCCCTCATCACACAGTCTGGATCGTCATCGATCCAGACATCCACTCGCAGTCCTCGTTGCTCAAGCGCCCACCGCTTTGCGGACAAGTTTGTGAACAGGACTAAGCACCCAGCGGGCCTGCCGATGTCCTCGCGGTTTTCGTCAGTGTCGCGACGGCAAGTGACAATCCAGACCTTGTGGCCGCGCTCCTTCGCGTCAGCAACAAAGCGGTCCCAGAGCGTGCTGTCAGCCGTGTACGTCCCGTCGTAGTCAAGTGCAATGTTCAACTCCCGCTCTCCCTCTGCATGGCGTTAAGCGCCTGATTCGTGCCGAGATACATTCGCCCCAACGAACTATCGCTCATGGCTTCTATCCCTTTCGCGCTTCTCCTGTCGTTGCTTCCTGGCGCGCTCGATCAGCGCCTCAGTCCACATCGCCCCAAGTGTCCTTAAAGCGTCCTCGGTGACGGCGCACAGAGGCACCGTTCCGGCTGGGGTCCTGAGGAAGTTCGGTGCCATTGGAACCTCGCAGGTCAGTTTCACTTCGATGGTCTTATGCACGGGCTTTGCTCCTGGGGTGAGAGGGCGGCTTGGGCCAGCTTCAGCAATCGGCGGTAATCGCGTTTCGTAAGCACGACCGCGCGAACAACCTTGCGTGTCGTGACCCCATCGCTTGGCCACCTGTCTTGCAGTTTTTGCTCGGCGCTCGGATTTCCCAGCGCTGGCTCGAACTCTCCTACATACGGCAAGTGGCCGCCAATCGTGACGCAAAAACCGGTCGCCGGGTCATGCTCGACCAGCTTGGACTTCTTGCGTTTACTCGTCCTCATCCGCTAGCTCCTTTTGTTTGGGTAACTATCCAGTTGACTCATCAACGTGACCTATGACTTTCGTTTACGCTTACTTGCTGATTTTTTGGGCGTCTTGCGTTTGGCCTTGGCCTTCGCAACCTCACGGTCCAGTTCGGTCTTCGGCACTTGGACCAGTTTCGATAACAGCGACTCCGCTGCGTCCGCTCCCTCAGGCTTCCGTACCATCACAAAGTCCCTTTTGGTTAGTAGTTGATGACGACGCCGATGCACGGCAGCGGCAGCACGTAAACTCGCCGCTTACCGGTGTCGATGAAAACGCCGACCCAAATGTCGTACCATGCGAACAACGGGCGGATGCGGATATTACCCATCGCCCAGAGCCTCGTGCATTGCCTCGCGCACAGTGCCAGCGTAGCCATTCCAGGCCGCGTCAAGCAGCGTCAGAATCGCGTCCTGGTTCACGTAGTCGAGCGACAGGCCGGACGCTTCCAGCCAATCCACGACTCGCCGCAGAGCGTCCCTGCCCTTTTCGGACTTTGCCAAATGCCGAGCGGCCTCACATAGCTGCTCTGGCGTTGCCACATTGTCTGCCGTACGAATGCCCATCATCGAATCCCCATAAAGCCGGCGTCACCTTGCGCGGTGAGCATCCGATAGGTGAGGCGCTTGCCGACAACTGCCCGCAAGACGCGCTGAAAACGCAACCCATCGCCTACATCCCGGTTATTGAACCGGAACGCTTGTTCGTCCAGATACCGCTCAAGGTGGAAGGCGGCGACGGCAACGTAGGTGCCTCGAATCGCCCGCTTGAGCAAGCTCCAGAAGTTCTCCAGCCCGTTCGTGTGGACGCGGGCCGAAACGTACTTGGTCAGGTGATCGACGCTGGCGTGCCAGTAGCGGAGCGCCAGAGCGCCGTAGGCCGTGGCGGCGTCCGTGTAAACGTGGCTGCCCATTTCGACGTTCCGCATCACGTTGACGCAAAGCGTTTCCTCAGTCGTATTAGGCACCACAAAGCCCCGGAACTGGCTTGGCCCGTCGCCTTGGCTTCTCTCCAGCAATCCCTGGACAATCGCCTTGCCGACGCTGCCACGGCCCCTGATGAGCTTTTCGCGACGGTGCTTGTGCATGTTGGCAGCCTTGCCGCCAAAGAACGATTCGTCGCTCTCGACTTCGCCGTTCAGTTTGCGGAAGGTCCGCGTTTTCATCGCGCAGCGGATGCGGTGGAGCATGAACCAAGCGGTTGGCTGGCGCACGCCCAAGGCCCGCGACAGTTCGAGGCTGCTGATGCCGTTCTTCATGTTCGCGATGCACCATACGGCCACGAACCACTTGTCGAGTCCAAGTGGGCTATCCTCGAAAATCGTCCCGACTTTGACGCTGAACTGTTTGCGGCATTCCTTCGCCTTGCATTGCAGCATCGACCGGGAGCGGATCACGCCCACCGCCTCGCTCTGGCACTTGGGGCACTTAATCTTGCCGTCCGGGAACTTGACCCGCAGCATCGTCTCGAAACAAACCTTCGGATCGCTGTAGTAGCGGACGGCATCGAGCAGGGTTTTCGGGGTGTCGGTCATGGCTTGGAGCTTTCGGAGTTTGGATTTCGGGTACTCAGGCGTCAGCTTGAGTCGAATCCGTTTCAGTTCAAGCTCTGCGGCCTCACGGCTGCGAAAATGCGACACATATCGGAGGCTTTCTCGCATACTGAACCACTCGCCACGCTTCGCGGACCAGTAGTACGTTCGGTACATCGAGTCAGTCTGCTCGATGACGAACATACCACCTTGCTCAGCAATTCGCGGCACGTAGAAGCCAGCGTTAATCGCTACATCTTCGGTCTGCATGGGCTACCTCAACTCATTCTGCATTGCCGGCATCTCATCGTGCCGGTCAATGCCTTCCAGGTTGGCGAGCAAGTCCCGAATTTCCGCCTCGACTTCGGCGAACACCGACATATCAACCGTGTTGGGTGTGCAGACGTATTCCCAAAGCACCTTGCCGGCCCGCTTGAGAGCCGCCAGCATTTCACCAGAGGCAGCAAAACGCTTGGCGTCCGCTTCATCGAAGGCATAGCCAACAGTGCTGAAGTCAGCAAACGGCGCATGCTTCGTCGTGATCTCAAAGAGCTTGCAGTCTTCCAGGTCCAGGTCTGCGACTGCCATTTGTCCGATTACCTCACAAGGCCCGAGTGTCGCTGTCATTGTCGTTCCCCTTGTTTTCGACCCCGCGAATTGCTGAGTCATGCGTATAACTTTAACAAGTCGGCGTGATGCGTCAAGCGTATTGCCTAAAAACCTGGACGGAATGCGGTACGCCGCACTACGGATGATGAGTGAAAGGGATAGTTACCATTTATTTCCCTCGCGCCCCTCCCTCTCCGCGTCAGGTGGTTAGGCCGCCTTCGCCAATGAATCGAACTTCGTCCACAACTCGCGCACGTTATGCACCCAGAGGACCATGCGGCGCATCAGCCCGACTTGTTCGCCCTTGGACAGCAGGCCGATGATTGGCACGCCGCGAGACCACGCCGCTCCGACTTCCGCCCAGGCATCACAGCCGGACGGGCCGACGTAAATCACGAGGTCAGATTCTGTCGCGCCCTTGGTGTCGTAATCGAACGATTTACGGCCTCGCTCGGACATGCACCATTCGTCAAGCGCCATCGGCTTGCCGTCCTCTGATGCCTTGTGGCCCATTAGCTCGCCGTGATTGTTCTCGACAAACGACAGCACCTCATGCCCGCGTGAACGCAAGCCCTCGGTGATGAGTTCCACGGCGTGCTGATTCTTCCATGACGATGCAATGTAAATCTTCATAAGTTCTCCTTGGGGTTGTCCTCCACCGGGGTCAGCCTGGCTCGCTCCCTGGCGCTGGTGTCTCAGCGCGCAATACTTCCAAGCCGCATTTATTTTAAGCCGCTGCAATCGGCCGCTCCTCTGCGGCCCCTTTGGTACCTCACGGCCCCTTGCCTCCCGGCGCCATCCGGCGCGTCCCTCGGCGATGTCGTCAGCTTCCTTGTGACTACCCTCGCTTAGGCGGGTGTAGGTCTTTGTCGCACAGCCTTTGTCGCCTCAGCGGTCGGTAGCTGTGCTGTTGAACCGTTTTGCCCAACAGGGGGCTATGTGAATCGCTTTCATGGCCCAAACAGCTTCTTCTGTCCGTCCAGAATCGCCTGGCAGGCTTCGTCTACCTTACGTTCCAGGCGTTTGGATTCTTCTAGGGCGGAATTGCTCCGTGTGCGGAAATAATTGGTCTGGGCGTGCCTCATTTCGGCGACGAGGTTAGCCAACTCGGCAACGGTCATAACTTCTGCCCTTTCGACTTGTTCAGGTACTCCGCCATCCGTTCCACCCTCGCCTGAAGCTCACCGATCTTCGCCCGGTCGGCTTCGCGGTCCTGTGCCAGCGACTGAACCAACTCGCGCAGTTCCGTGAGTTTCGTGCAAGCGTCTTCGTACTCCGCCAATGCTCGGTTGATGCCGTGGGTTGCTCCGCGGTAGCCCTTCAGGACCTCCTGGAACTGTTCCCGCCACCATGCCAGCGTCCAGGCGTCCGGCTTGGCGTCGAATCGCTCGCGAAGTTGTTCGGAAAGGTCGGTCATGCAACATTGGTCCGGCAGTTTTCCGCCGCCGGAAGTAATCTCAGGTTGTCGATCACGTCCCCGCGCCCGTTTTCGTGGTCAACGTGAAAGCCTTCGGGAACGAGCCGCTTGTGGTTGAACATCCAATTCAAGCGGTGAACGGCGATCTTCTTCTGGAGCCCGCCGCAGGAGATGTTCACGAAACGGTAGGTCGTATACGGATGAACTTGCCGCTCGATCTGCTTCAGTCTCGTAATTCCGTGATTGGGAGTAATCGACTCGACGATCACCAGTTCCTTCCTCTCAATCACGCGCAGGGAGCCGGAGACGATACGGTTCATGATGTC